GCGTCAGCTGCTCAATCAGGACTTCGTAGACGTCGGCATCGAGCTCGGCGACCCACTCGTATCGCCAGCCGAAGTGCTTGGCGATGGCGAGGTCGCTGGCGACTTGGTCTCGCCATCGGCCGCTTTTTTTTCGGCGGCTCGCAGGGCGCGCATGGCGTCATCGTGCTCGTCGATCACGCGGCAGATTTCATTGCAGTCTTCCGGCTCGAGCATCCCGAGGACGCTGATCATCTGCTCGTCGGTGAGGCCTTTGATGCTGACCGGATTCCCGTCCGGGTCCCGGACCGACCAGTCCAACAGATAGGTCGCGGCCTGGACGAGCGGCGCATTGATCACGTCCACTTCCTCGACCTCCTTGCCGTCGAGCGTGCGGACCCGTTTCAGCGAACCCTTCATCACGCTCCGCTGGTCGCCGGCCGTGAGGTGATCTTTGACGACGATCCAGTTCCCGCGGGAGATGTTGATCGTGGTTTTGGTCGGACGGCGGATCGGGGACGTCGGCACCGGGCCTCCTTCAGCGCACGAGCCGCAAGCCTTGGAGCTGTGCGGTGTGGTCAATGGTTTCGGGCACAATCGGTGGCCCGAGGACCACCGTGCAGAACGGGTCGACGACGGACAGGGACACGATCGGCCAGTACCAGGCCGCCGGCTTCGCTCGGCCGTCCCGGTCCTTGCCGAGGAACGGCGCGACGAAGACGAGCGGCTGCTGGCGGATCGTCAGCGGGTTGATGTGCGACAGGGCCCCGCGCATCGACCACACGCGCTGACCGTTCTCCGGACGGCTGCGAAGAATCGTGAACCGGTGCACATCGCAGGCGGGGTAGTCGTGCCAGGTGATCCGTCCGTGGACGCCGGTCAGCGTCGAGTCGAGGACGGACGGGCGCACGGCCGGCGCGCCGCCGATGACGATCCCGCCGTTTAAGGCGCCGGCGCGCGGGTCCATGCTCCGGCCGCCGCGAAGGATCCGCCGATCGTGACGGCGCCACCCGAGTCGACGTCGAGATTGGCGTCAATGAACGCCATGCCGCTGAAGAAGTACGTGCTATCCAGTGACGACGGCACGAGTTTCAGGAACGCCGCCTGATCGCCCATCGCTACGTCGAAGATCTCGACGTTCGGGGCATCCCAGAATCCGCCCAGACTCCCGCTGATGTCCGGCAACCCCTGTACGTCACGCTGTTACTTGCTAACCATCGGTGTCGATGGCGGGTGGTCATTTCTGCCACCTCTCACGGTTCCTGTTCCCGTGAGGTCGGACTATCGCATCATCCCGAAGGATGCCGACTCGCTTAGTCTCTCAGGCCGCTTGCGCTTGCCCCTTGTTCCCATCGCAGGGTTCAAGTCCATCAGAGTCAGTTCGCAGCGACATGTCTCCATGCCGTGCCCCCGTCTTACCGTCTTGAGGATTTGTTGGTGTCGCCGAACGCGGTCACGTCCGCGCGGTCGCGCTTCAAATCGAGCGACCACTTGTTCATGGACGCGACGAGCACCGGAACCGGCGGGGCCGGCTCGGCCGGCGGATCGTCATCCATCAGGATCTCTCCGTAGCTACCATGTCTGCGCGCCATGATGTGTCCTTTCGTTCAACCGAGCGGCGTGGGTGAGAGCGGCTGCACCGTCACCTGATAGCGTCCCCCGCGCTGCAGCCAGCGCACGTCATTGATGGTGTCGACATACGTGCGCCGGACCCGCCCCCGGCGCAGGATCGCCAGACACGCGAACCCCTCGATCACCGGCAAGGCCTCCCCGTGGAGTAACTGGTGAATCCGCGCGGCGGCGGCGCGGAGCGCACTCTGACCGCTCGTATCGAGGACCCACGCCTTGGCTTCATACGTCAACGTCTCGATCTCCTCCCCGGACGCCGCATCGAAGAGGTACTGGTCTGACGCGTCGATGAGCGACACGGTTACGAAGGCTTGCGCGTTCCCGGCCGCGACGTCCCAATACACGCCATCCGGCATCAACGCCGCGAGGGCGGGATCACCACTCAGTCGCTGGACGATCGCCTCGTCGACGGCGCTGCTGTCCGGGAGTGACGTGCTCATGCGGACTCGACGACCTCGAGCTGCACGCCGGCTGTCCGCATGATGGCGACGATCTCCTCGTACATCCGGGCACGCTCCTGCATGTTCGTCGGCACCGCCACCGGCGCGCCGTAGCGGGTCGGCGTCATCGTTCCCGTGCGGTGGCCCGTGTTCGTGACGCGGTTCCCCGTGCCGAACTCCCAGAGGTGCGCATGTTTCGCGCGGCTGCGCACCGTCGCGACCATGCCGAACGTCGAGTGCTCTTCGACGACGTCGACGCCGGCCCGCAGCCGCAGGCCGCCGGTCTTCTTCCGCCGGCCGGAGACGGGATAGGCCGCCTGCGTCCGGGCGCTCGCGGCATAGGCGCGCTGCCGCACGGTGCCACCGGCCCGATCGGCCAGCTCCCGCGGGAGCTCCCGCATCGCCGCCTTCAGTTCGTCGAGGCCCGTCCACTGCACGCCGCTCGTCATCGCGTCGTCTCCGCGACCAGCATCACGCTCTCACTGCTCCGCTCGCCGCGCGACACGACGCCGGTCACGCGGAACGTCCGGGTGCCGAGCCGCAGCCGCGCTTCCGTCGACAGCCCCGGATGATAGGGACCGCTGACGATATGCGTGACGGCGGAGATCACGGTGCCGTCCGGGACGAGCCGCTGCACGTCCTGTCCGGTGATCGGCGTGATCTCCACGAAGAGCGTCGGGGGATCCAGCGGGCGCCAGTCTTCGAGATAGCCGCCTTCGCCGTCCGGGACCGGCGGGCCAAGCGTCTCGGCCACGACCAGGTGCGGCCGCTTCGCGATCGACGTGAACGGCGCAATGAGTCCCATGTCACGGAATCCAGATCAGGCGATAGGACCCGATCGCGTCTTCGTACCCCATCGGGACGACATTCATGCTGTCGGTGCCGGCGAGGTCGCGGCCGAGCGTCGCGAAGTGCGCCGTCAGCAAGCCGACGGCCTGGAACAGCAGCGGCTCCTTCGTGCGCAGGTCTGCAGGATCGATCCACCCCACGACGCAGCGCGCGACGCCCGTCGTGGCGCCACCGAGGGATTCGACCCAGTGCGGGTTGCCGGTCACCGTCCACGCGCCCGATCGCCAGGTCGGCGCCGAGGTCGGCTCGATCGGCGTCACGCTGTCGATCGACTGCAGGGGCAGCGCCTGACACGGCAGCGCGATCAACCCGTCGCCGATCGTCGTGAAGTACACGTCCCGGGTCTGCGTCAGCAGCGCCAGGCCGGTATCGCGCTCGACCTGGCCGCGCGCCGCGGCAATGTGATCGCGCATCAACTGGTCCCGCGGATCGGGCGGGTCCGTCGTCGCCCAGGACAGGCCGGCGCGCAGCTTCCCCTCCTCGAGGGTGAGCGGCTCCTGCGCCGGCGGCGTCACCAGCACCGAGAACGACTTGAGCGGCGATTGCCAGGGAGCAATCATCGGTGCGAGTGGGAATGCGGCGGCAGCGTCCGCGGCGGCTTCGGATGCTTGCCGCGATAGGTCTTGGTCGTGAACGTCTCCACGACCATGGGCTGCGGCACCGGTCCCGGCGTCGCCGGCGGCAGGCTCGGGGGACGCTCCACCGGTACGACCACCAGCGTACCGGCCGGCAACGTCTGGCCTTGCGCCGCCAGCTGCTGCGCGAGGCGCCGCGCGACCGACTCCGGCGTGCACGCCGTGTACGGCGTGTCATCCACCGGGCACGGGGGCGGCGTCTCCAGATACCAGCTGCCACAGCCCATGTCGTCTCCCTCCGTGGTTACGCCGGCACGCCGAGGCCGGTCACTTCGCCGAACGCGGCGGGTCGGTAGACAGCAAGCGCTAATCTTTCCTCCGCCCTGATAGCCACCAAATTCTTAATGAAAAAATCCACGTGGCTGTTGGACGCCTCGACGCGGATGCCGCCCTTCCGGAAGACCTGCGCGCCCTGGTTGAACGCCCCGACCATGGCGACCGTCGCCGCCTGGACGGGCGTCACGGCCACCGACAGGCCCCACAGCGTCGGGGTCTGAATCGAG